CCTACACCACGGCCCTGAGCGCTGCGCATTCGTCTCTGCTGATTCTGGTACCCTAATTTCATGTCTCGACCCGCGCTGCGACCCACACTCTTTCCCCACACGACGCTCTTCCGATCTCGGTACTTGCAACAATAGATGCCTTTGCAAAAAACTGTGCCTCTTTTGTTTGTTCTTTACCGCTCTTAGACATCAACGCACTAAGGCCGTCGAAGATACCAGCCGCAGCGTTTAAACCACGGGTCTGTATCGCAAGTTTGTCTTTCGCCGCCTTCTGGACAACCTTGAGTTTTTCATTCTCGTGTTGTTTTTCTAACTGTAACAATAATTCTTTACGGCGCACGTTGTTTATAAGCTCACTCTGAAAAGCATCCTCAACAATGAACGCACGGTTATCAAACGCCACTTGCATACGTTCGCTTTCAGATAACAACTGTTCTTCCAACGTTATTAATTTACCGGCGTGTAACTCGGTGAGCTGTGCTTGTTCTGCAAGATACGCTTGTGTGTTCGCCTCTGTTTGTGCAGCAAGACGGGCAGCACTTTCTGCTTGAACCTGTGCTTTAATCTTCGCGAGCTTATCGGTGTTATCTGTAACAACAGTCTTTTTGTTCAGCGCGTCTTGTGCACCGTTAATATTCCATAACAGGTTATATTCTTCTTCTAACTTTTTGGCGTTGGCATCACGGGCTTTACCAATTGCTTCAACCGCGTCTAAGTCAAAACTCGCAAGTGAAACCAACTGTGCAGCAGTCGCACCAATCTTATTTCCTAAGTCTTGGAAAGTTAATATAACAGACTTAGCAACCTTGGCGATAGTAGAGAGGAACTGTACCGCTGTGCGTAATGCTGGGTTGAATGTTTCCCCGATCATTAACGCAACACTTTCCCAAACGGAACCCATCTTCTTCATGTCGCCGTCGAGGTTGTCTACTTTAATAGACGCTTGTTCATAAGCGGTTGTTGTACCTGTAAGTTGCTCACGCATCTTTGCAAGTTTGCCGGCGTTGTTCACCAATGCTTTAGCGGCCACGATATTTTTCTTACCGAATATTTCGAGCATCTCAACATCACTAAGACCGGCGTCACGAATATTCTGCATGGCCTGTGTTAGTCCAACCAACGCTGGTTTGAATTTATTATTACTTTGATTTGCTAGGTTTAAATAAACGTTTCGTAGACCAGTACCAGCCTCTGAACCTTTTAAAGCAACAGTAGACATGACCTGAATGGCGGCGTTCATTTCTTCGAATGATGTGTTAGAACCAGCGGCAACAAGGCCGGCAACTTTAATCGCTTCGGCGGTGTCTGCAATTTCAGAAGCACCACGTTTTGCACCTGCTGCAAGAACATTTATAAAACGTGAAGCAGACTCGGCGCCTTCACCGTACTGGTTTAATGCTACGGCCAATGTTTTTGCGGCGTCCGGTAAAGTAGAACCAGACGCTTCCGCAAGTATGATCGCTTCCTTTGTTACCGCGGCAAGTGCTTCACTGTTTTCAAGTAAGTCAGGTTTAGCAGATGCAATAAGTTTAATCGCTTCGGCCGCTTGGCTTGCACTTAGTGTTGTAGCCTCACCAAACTCCAATGCTTTATTTTTAAGGAAGTCTAAATCTTTTCCAGTAGCACCAGTGATGGCAGACAGGTCAGAAATTGTTGCGCCGAACTTACGCCACACGTCCAACGTCTTACCGGCAACACGCAACAGGGCATACGTTCCAAGCAAGGCCGTTGTAGCGGACTTCAACTCTTTGGTTGCCTGTGTTGTTTTCTTTAGGTCTTTTTGAACCTTGGCAAAGGTAGCGCGTGTTCTATTGTCGCCCTTAATTCGTACCGTTGTTTCTGTCACTGGCATTGTCTTCTACCCGCTGGTCGATGAAGCCCATCGCTTCTATATACGCGTTGGGTTGGTTTAACAACCCTCCCGCGAACGGTAACAACCCGTTTTTATAGTGGCGATGCAGTTTTAAGTATGTGTTCGTTGCCGGTGTGATCATCGGTAACAGACACGTTCTACTTACTATCACTCCTTTTATTTCCCACTTATCAAACCCCGCTGGGTTATCCGTGTCACAGTGCTTATGTTGGCATGCTTCGCAATTGTAGTTCTGTCTATTGTTACCAACTTCAATTGCGATGATTAGTTTTTTGTTTCGTCTTCCGACATGCTGCTAACACGAATGATTTCAGAGAACAGTTCAGTCAGTCCTTCAACTGGGATACGCCCAAAATTAACACGCGAGAATTTAACGTCTTTACCATCTGCGTCTGGAAAATTATTCCAACCAGTAAGACCGTAACGCAATGTCTTCTTCATAGTAGACTCGGAAAAGGTCATGTCACCATCACTGGTCATGTTGGCCTCTGCCATAACACCCATGTATTGTTGACCGTCCAGAGGACGGATTTTGAATACGGTGGGTGACTCGGATTCACGATCGTCTTCTATGATGTAATCCATTTCTGTAATTTTCGCTTGAGCAATAATCGCCATGATATTTATTCCTATATGTAGTATGTGATATTAAGTAAACGCTATTGAAACTTCGTCGTCCGTTGTTGATTCAGTTGCTGCATAAGTTGTGTCCAGTGTACGGATACCGTCACGGTCTCCGGGCGCTAGGTCACGGTAATAAATTGCAGGGTGTGATATGTTTAATATGTTACCCGCTGTTGCACCAATTGAACCGGATGCCAACGCCATCGCAACACCGTTACGTAAGTCCGCATCGAATGGGTTAGTAGCAACCAACGTGTGTTCAGGATCGATAGAACCATTCACGTCGCGTTTAGTGATTTGTAACTCACCGAAACCGTCTGTTGCTGCTGGGCTAGGCGGCATTGCTATTTCGTTACCCATGTCAAAAGTCCACGCACCGATTACAGCACCGTAACCACCAATATCAAACGCCGCATTAATAAACGGTGCAGGGATTACTGAGTCGTATGTGGGTGAGGCAAGTGCAACGTCCGCCACTGTTGCTGTATGACCAGACATTGTGAAACTAGCTTTTGGAATAGCACCAACTTCTAAGTTGAAGTTAACAGTACCACGGCAACCCGTTAGTTTAAGCAACGTGCCATCTTGATAGTAATAAATAGTACACGACTTGTGTCCACTGGATGCTGGTGTGTACGTTGCAGACGTAACGGCAACAAGTGTTTCCAACATACCGCAACACTGTAAGAGAACACCAATTTCAGGTGCTGTACCCGCTGTGCCAGAACCTTTCATTTCTACATCAAAAGTAACTGTTTGTAATGTACCACCAAACACATGTTGCAACTGACCAATACTTGCACGTACTGCAGGGCGTTCGTTCATGCGTAAACCTTCGTTCGCCCAAGCAGGGTTTTCAACTAATACTGCATCAACACCTTCAACGGGTACTGGGTCAAGGTTGTATGTGACTTCTTCCTTAACTAAAATTACTTCACGGTTAATAATCATTACTTATCACTCCCACTTTTCTTGGATACTTTTTCAACAACAGGTTCTACAGGAGCGGCTTGTTCTTTGGCGCCACCGTGTTTTGGTTCTACTTTCTTACGACTACATTTACGTTCTGCCATGGGACACCTCTTAAATAAAGTTATTCCAGTTCGCGCGATAATTAACTGTGTATGTTAAACGCTGACGAACAATCGGTTTATCGCCTTCAATACTTACATCCGGTCTAGTTGTACTAACTGCTTCTATAAATTTAACGTAACCAAGACCGAGTGTATAGTCGGCCATTAGAGCGGCGTGTACTTCACCACGCATTGTGTTCACCTGTGTAATAACTGTGTCACTGTCACCACGTGCAACAAGGTCAATATCCACTGTTAAATTCCAGTCCGTGAACGCCTGTGTATGCTGCGCCTCGACTGTGTCTTCACCTTCGTTAATTACGATGTGCGGTAATGCTGAAGCGGCAATGTCGTAAGATTGTTCACGATGAACATTTGCTAACGTGGTTGTTAAACCCGTCACCTTTGTTTCAACCGCTTCTAAAATATCTTCAGTTCTCATTACGGCGCCTGTAAGACTAGAAGTACAACACCTGTGCCGTCTGGCTGTACACCTTTGACTGTGTACACAAGTGCGTTAATAGTAATTGTTGAACCGTGTGCAATACCTGTAACCTCTGCAGCGGAACATGTGAATGTTGGTTTAACGGATTCAACACCGCTAACTTCCACATAACGATCTTCAAAGATACCAATGACATTAGCAGCGTTATACAGCGCGGTCGTGCCGTGCTCTGTTGCATTAAAAAATGCAGTATAGTCTTCTGTCATTGGCATGTTTCAAAACCCTTTTAAAAAAGGACGGTGACCAAAGCCACCGCCAAACACCTTGCCGGAGATATTATGTAATCGTGTTAATGTCAACGTTCAGCTTAACAGCGATTGTCTCGCCTGTTGTAGCACCTTTCGCTTCCATTGCAACACAACCAAGTGTTGCGTCACCAGCCGCCGGAGTTGCTAAAGCGTCGTCCACTTCATCAACACTTACGTCATATGTAATTGTTTCGCCTTGACCAATTACAGCGGCGTCAACTTTAGGAAGATCCCAGACACCACCAATAGCGACACCGATCGTATCACCGATTGCACCGTCCGTGATTGGCATAACTAATAGTTTACCAAGAACAAAAGGAACGCCGGAAACTTGTGTGGCTACACAAACGTGATCGATAATGTTACCTTCACCAGAATAATTTTTACTCATTTTATTTCTCCAATTAGGCCGGCTTTAATCCGACTTAAAATTAAAGGGTGAGACTTTAATCCTCACCCTCAGTTTGTTAAGTAACGTTTTTACGAGTTACCTTTAACACCGCCACGGAAGTCAATGAACGACATACCGTAATCCATACGAACTTTCCACATTACGCCATCTACAGTGAAACCGTTTTGTGATTCTAAATATGGAGTTTGATTTCCATCTAAGAACGCAACTTCGATTAACGGTGCTTCAGTAGCAGACGCAACCATGTACCATTCAGTAGCACTTAAACGAGGATCGGTGATCAACGTTGCGATGTTACGAACTGGGTTTGGTTTACGGCTGTTAGCCTGTGAAGTATCTGTTTCAGACGAGATAAGAATGTTCATTGTATCTTCTTGTTCTACACCTGTTAAGATGTAAGAAGGTTGAATGTCCAAGTAATCATTCGCGTCCTTATCCATTTGCTTACGCATCAACGTACGAGCCGCACCAAGTGTGATTGCAGTTGCAGCCGCACCAGTTGGTAAGTTGTTGTGACTTGCATGGAAAGGAACAACACCGTCTGACATAGCAGGTGAGTTAGCTTTCAAAAGGTTGTAAACATCGTTACCGATTGTACGTTGTGCCGCACGACCCATCATACGTGCGATACGCATGAAGCCACCAAGATCATCATTGATAATCATTTGGCGAGTTAACGAAATTGCTTTGCCTTTAGTAGCGGCTTGAATCGTTTCACGTTCTTCACTGAACGAACCGAAGTCGTACTCGCCGCCTTCTGGGATTGTATCAAGTGAATTGAATGAACCTAACTGGATTCGGCTGTTAGACTTAAAGTCTGGAACAGAACCAGTGTCACACCAACCGCTCCACGTTTCAGGCATGTTGCCATACGCGTTGCGAAGTTCTTTGCCAAGACTATTTTCCAATAGTAATGGGAAGTCACTTGATGAGTGTGTGAACGCAGCCGCGACAATTTTCATCTTGTCCATGCCCGTCATATCTACATTGCCAAGTGCTAACGACTGTTTCGCCATGTCTAACAATGTTGAACCACGGAATTCATTCTTACCGTCGTCCTGTTTTGTACCATTACGAATTTCCATTGCTTCGGTTGCACCCGCGAGGAACTTATCACGTGAGTCAGCAATTGTTAAAATACGAGTTTCGTTGTTAACAACTGGGTCAGTGTCTGCACCAATTGCATCAAGTAATTTTTGACGTGATGCTTCAACTGTAACACCACCATCTAAAATACATGAGTTCATTAAAGAACCAAACGAGTTAGCGTGCGAACCAAACACAGAAACAATTTCTTGTTTGCGGGTTTCTTCTTGCGCCTTTGCTTGTACGACTGCTTTTTCTGCAGCGGACTTGATTTCTGCAGCTTGTTTTTCAGCAGCTGCCTTTTTTTCTGCTTCGGTTTGCATAGTAGTATCCTCAATTAAGGTTTTGTCAGCTGCCGCTAACGCGTTGTTTAATGTACCCAGTAAAACGGTTACATCCTCTTTCGACAACCCGTCTTGGCCTACCGTAAGTATAGTAGACTTTGCCGTGCTATCAAAACTCTTTTCGCCCTGTGGGGCATTTTTAAACTCGTATTTCTCCAAATCGAAGTGCGCGGCCATTTCAACCGCACCTGTCACTTCGTGGATAAATCCCATTTCTAGTGCTTCGTCCGAATCTAACCACGTTTCAGCATCCATTAACGCAGATATTTCGTCCTCTGTTTTACCTGTTTGTGACTGGTAAGATTTAATTAAAGTAGATTTCATCTTGTCCATCACGTTGGCGGTTTTACGTAATTCTTCTGCGTCGCCAAACGCCATACCAAACGGGTTGTGAATCATTAACAATGCATTCTCTGCCATTGAGATATTATCACCGGCCATGGCAATCACAGAACCCATTGATAAAGCAACACCGTCAATGTAAACGTGAACACGTGCTTTGTGATTAATTAAAGCGTTATAAATTGCGTTACCGTCAATCACAGAACCACCGGGAGAGTTAATATGCACGTCTAACGTTTTAACATTTCCAAGTAACTTCAGATCATTAGCAAAACTTTTTGCACTAATACCATAGGCGCCAATCTCGTCGTAAATTAATACTTCGCCGGTTGTCTTACCCTTTGCTTTCATTTCATACCATTTACTCATGACGTTCTCCTATTTTAATCCGAACCACTTACCAAATGCCAATGCAGCGTTCTTAGTCCATACTGCAAATGCTGATGTTGAGTCTTTAAATAAATCTAAATTTTCTGTGTTTGTTTTATCGAATGCAAGTGCACCACCGACAACCACTGTTCCACCAGTGCACGACACGTCAACCAATATACGCCCGCCACCACCAGATGCCCCAAAGACAGAACCCGTGACCATGTTCTTCACACGTATTCTGCCGGAACTCCAATTACCAACAATTAGTTCTATTGGTAAGAAGTTGAAATCAAAAACGGCCTCTCTACTTGGAACGCCTGTGCCAATCGAACAGTTCTCGACCTTAGTGTCCGCCGAGAAAACTGTAGTGCCGACAAACGCACATGTATCAAAATACTGGTTACCGTTTGTTACATTACCGATTATACTACGTTCAACGATATTATTCGTAGATAATTCGCCCGTCAAATAACACTGTCTAAAAACACAGTTAGCAACATTCGCCGCAGCATCACAATTGATATTGATTGTTTGTTTTGTTGCTATAAACAAACGCCCGTCAGAATAATCACCCGTTAATGTTATTGGTTCATGTGGGTAGATTTTAGAGTAACCATATTTATTATACAGTCCCAACATGTTTGCTTCTGTCTTACACGGTTCCTCTTCAGACCCTATTGGATAGGCGATGGAGTTTGTTCCCGATACTGGTGCTACGGCGATACCTTTGCCACCCTCACCGATGTAACTGGTTGCGCGAATCTCGTTAAGGTTAACAAGTCCGGCCGAGTTACTTGGAACAATAGATATTCCCGTTACGTTAAGAACGTCAACAACGTTGTTGTTCGTGTCGGTAACATCCACACGTGTTGGACCAGCGCCAAACGTAACCGTCCACCCATTTATAATTTCATCAAAGGCAACATAGTTAGCGCCAGCAAAATCTAACTTTGCGTTTGTGTGATCAAGAATAGGTGCTGCCCATAAACCGTCTGCGAACTCCCACTCAAGCCTCTTTACCTCGGCAAGAAATGCATCCATTGAAAGGCGATAACGTGTTCCGGATATCAGAATTAAATCCGACACCGGAATCGTTAATACCTTTGTCACCCAGTTAGCAGCGTATGCCATTACTTATACTTCTGCTTCCATAGTACCGGAGAAGCTGAAGCCACCAGAACCGATTGTTCCGGCGATTGGTAATATCTTATCAACACCAGACGCATCACCATGACGTACCCAACCAACAACAGCGATCGCAGTAGAGTATACAAGCGAGTTAGATATTGATTTAGTAGTACCACCACCAGTCATTGAGTCATAGAAGATAGCATGCATGCCCGGATCACTAGCTGTAATTGCGTCGTCTGCAATAACACCAGAAAGCGTGAACGTGCTTACTGACCAACTTGTGTATTGATAGAACTTGTAAGTTGTTGTTCCTGTTTTAAGTACACCGAACCAACCAGTCTGCGGGGTATCGGCAGCAATGGCTTGATTGACACGAATAACACCGGCGCCGATAATTTCACCAACCGCTGTATAGACTGTGTAATCTGGTGCGTTAAGAACAGCGTCTTTAGGCGCGAGGAACACATGTAAATCATCCGCCGCGTTAAGTGCTTCAACCGTACCTTGAATGTTTACGTTGTTCGGCGGTGTTACAATGTTGCCATCCAAGTCTTTGAATGAATCCACTGAACCAATTTCATTCGAGTCGAAACCAATACCGAGTGCACCAATCCACGCACCTGTGTACTGTGCCAAGTGGTTTGGATGTGTTGGCATTTTAGAGGGTGTTCCAGACACTGTGCCTGTTGCTGCACCGTTACCTGTTATAACAATTGCCGCTGCTGGGAACACTCCGGTGTCGAGGTGTAAGATTAAACGTATAGTTGCTGTTGCGGTTAATGTATCAACACCAACTAGATGTCCAGTACCAGCCGTTGCACCTGTACCCCATGTCAACGTTTCGTTCTGTACCCATAAACCAGTTCCGGGAGTTATAACACAATCGTATAAACGACCTGTCCATAAATCACCGTCAACACCGTATAGTGTATCGGTTGAGCCGTCCACAAGAATTGCTTTAACAAATTCATACAGGTGTTTCTTACTTGCCTGTGGTGCGTAAGACCAGTTTCCGATGTATGGCTTGTTACCGTTACCATCCAGATTCAAAAGGTTGTACCCTTCTGATTTTGTAATACCGTATGCCTGAACAGTACCAAGCACAGAAGTATTCTGCGGGTCGTCTTCCGTTGTGATAGACGCTACTGATTCACCAAGTGCTAAACCTGTTTCCCACACGGCGTATGTCTCCAACCATGTGGACGCTTTAACGTTTATCAATAAGTTATCTATGTCAGCACCACCAGAACGTCCAAGCACCATTATACGTAATAAGATGTTTGATGCCGTTTGGTTTTTACCTGTACCCCAATGTGAAGTCAGTTCCACGTTGTTCTGGATAACTTTTAATGGGATTGGCGTTGAGTTAACACCGTATACGATAACACCGTAATAAATATCATCACCGTTGTTTATAGAAACAGAACCGCCGAAGTGTTGTTGCATGACCGTAGCATCAACGGTATAGTTTTTTGAATAATCTGTTGTGTAATCAAACAACGTAACAATCTTACCCAGTGCTTCCTCTTTCGAAGGGTTTGGGAAAGATAAGTTGGCCTCGTCATCACCTGAGATTAAGAAATCCCACGCTAGTTTCTGAAGTGCACGATTAATCCACTTAACATGGAATGTATGTGTTCCGGTAACGAAAGTAATCGCACCGCTGGCAGCAACTTTATATTGCGCTAGCCACGCTGTGATTGCGGTTGCTGAATCAGCATCTGTGTCATATATCGCCATGGTTACATCCTCTTAAATTGGTGACAGCCTAACCGTTAGTGAAAAGCCTGACGCCGTTATACTACCTGAAAAATCTTTTTGGACATAATCTGTCCCTGTTAAACTAAACTCTCTTGCCCAACCAACAATTGGAACTGGTACGGTGTAACTGTATCCCAGTGTCGCAACACCGCTACCGTCAACGGCTTGTGCCATTATTTGTGTCTTTGTTGCTGTGTCTGCAATATACACACGTGCCGTTGTTGCAATTGGTAAACCTGTTGAATCGTCTAACACTGTGATTGTTAGTGTAACAGAAGCCGACGGAGTAAACGTACCCCCATTATCATCTGTCATGAACCCAACAGTACCCGCGCCACCATTAACAATATAAATTCCTTTACCGTTGGAGCGGTTAGTGGAGAACGAGGCGCCTGAACGATTAATAACCCGCGCTTGTTGCCCTCTTCCCCAGTTGTGCGCAACCCTACCGATTGTGTTTAAGGTTGTTTCACTTGTACGTGCCGCCCAGTAATCATGCTGTGTTTGATACGACTTAGCATTTGCTTCAATCCAAATACTGAATTGTTGTGCCGAAGCATTTGTGTACGTGCCACTGAATGTTCCTGCTGTACCGCCTGTTCTACTAAACGTATCACCGTTGGCAATCGCTGTCGCGTTCCTAGACTTGAAGTGTAGTTTACCCGCGGTAGAATCTCCGTCAGCAATTTCAGTGAGTGTACCAACCGCACCAGACGGTGTGAAAGTAATAATCATATCAGCTAACGCAGTACCCGAACCACCTGTGTAGGCGATCAGGTCTGACGGGTTAGTATCTTCCGTCCATACGATACCGGCGCCGTCTGTGATTGCGGTTGCTTGTGTTGCCTGTACAATATTTGAGTCAAGACCTATAGTAAACGAGCCAGAAACTTTCTCGGTTGATACTTGGTCTTTTACAAACGGGAGATACAACCACTTGTCTATTCTTAATGCGTGTCCGCCGTAAGTTGTTGTTACTGAGTTTGTTGCGTGAGCCTTGTAAATAAAAGAATCGTTTACAAGACCGTTCACATCGCTAACCAGTTCGAGGGCGAGTGTTGCGGTTATTGTATTTTCATACACGGCGACAAGAGCGTTTTGTTGTACTGTTCCTGTTGCGTCTTGTATGGTGGCGATAACAGAACGCCTATCATTCAGGACATTACCCGTGCTTGTACCTGTCCAAGTCAACTGTGTGTATGTAGTAACATCCCAGACTGGATCAATTAAGTTTATTGTTTTGTTTTGCCTTACATCAAAATATCCCGGCACACCTGAAAATATAACATTTGAAAGCTCTATAGTTTCAACAGCAACATCAGCAGCAGTGTCAAGTGCCTGTACATTAACAAGTGTCATTGCATTACAAACAGTGTTTGCGTCGACCCTAGCTATCTCAGTCGCTAAAGACTTACCAACTACTGATGAATCATTAATGGTGTCGCCGTATAGTTGGCACTCTAAAGTTGTTAACTGTAGTTTTGTTTTATCATAAACAACCGCAGCACCTGTTGAACTTGTAACAGTTAATGATGCTCTCTGTGCCCATAATAAAGAGTCTAAAAATTTACAGTCTGCACCAGACTCATACGTCATTGCAGGTTCATCATCAGAGGCCGCGGTGAAGGTTATGATTGCCCCGTTAATTGCAACGCCACCAGCATAGTATCCTGTTCTGTAGTATGCATTTGCCTTAACTAAAAAGTTATCTGCCGTACCACGGTCAGCACACTCCAATGGCGTACCACCGTGAGCCGCCAACCCTGCTTTATTTGTTCCGTTCCCAGTTGTTATGATTCTTGCTAATTCGTATAGACCGGATTTAGTATTAAGAGTGATGCCTGAACCGATACCGTCTTCCATATCGGCATACTCATAAAATACATCGGCTGTGTCTGTGCTTACTGGGTTTGTATCCCAATCCTCATGCACTGTGCAAATTTGGGTTGTGCCTGTACCAGCAACTTGAGCAACAATTATTCGTTCTTGTTGCGTACCTGCTTCATTAACAAGTACACGTCTGTTAATGTAAGAGTCACCAGCACCACCAGTACCGTCACCACCACCAGTCTGATATCCAGCAGTGGAATAAGGTACGTTAGAAAACACAATTTGGTTGTTCCCAACTTGTTGTGTTTGCGCGCCCAACGTTTCCTCAACGAGAAACGAAGTGATTATCATACCCGCGCCTGCTGAGTACGTTATTGCCATGTTATAAAAACCACCCTGCTTCACCAAACAATTTGATCAAGCGTCTATCTTGAATTGGAATGTTGTTTAAATTATATTGATCATACGTTGCTACCGTACCGCTGTTAATACGTGCATTCGCTAATGACTGTGCTGTAACAATGTCTATGCCATTGCCAAAGTAAATAAACTTCAATGCTCTACGTTGTTGTGTTGCATTAAGGCCATCAAGTGCCATCCGTGCAACGGAGGTTGTTACAAGTCGTTTTGTTCTATACTCATGCCAGAATGCTAAGTAAATTGAACGTTCAGCAATGCCATTTAATCTGGCACCAATTGTGACACCACGTTCAAGCATTATATTATTCAAGAACACAAGTACGGGGCTGCGTAACACGCCACCACCTATATCATCATCAGGACATTCAATAACATCAGGGTCTTCCCAACAGTATAGTGATTCACTTGATGTATGTTTATTGGCTCCACTGACTTGGATAACTACTTCAGCAGTCTTCCAAGATATAAACACACGGTTGTTATCAAAACCCGATACATTGCCGGGGTCACTAATATTATACTGTTCGATGTAAGTGCCTTGACGCAAGACCGCTGTTGCCGCAAATACATTCACGGTGAACAGAACTAAGAACATTGTTAGTAACTTTTTCATCATAGCGCCTCGTATGTGTCCCAAACTTTGTCGAAGGCGTCTGTGCCTTCCCATTCTAATGTTGGTTGTCCATCAACATCAATTGTAACTTTCTTAACACGCCAAACAGCAGACGCCGTAGAAGAACCGGGAGTGGCTTCACCATAGTAAGTTACTGTTTCACTTATTTGATTAGACTGTATATTATATACCGCCACGTCCGCACCCCCGCCTTGAATAATTGTTTCGATAACACCACCGAACCAGTGTTCACCACCTTGTACACCGCGGTCACCTTTTAAGTTAACGGCCTTGCCCCATGAACCGTCTGGGTTCTGAAACTGTAATGCTGTGCCAACCCATTTGTGTTTCGGTGTATCACCTTTGTCACCTTGTTGGCCTTGGTCACCTTTTGGTCCGGGCATACCTTGTTCACCACGTATGCCATCACGCCCGTTCTTTCCAACGAAACCTTTCTTACCGTCCTTACCATCTTTGCCTTGCTTACCATTTATTCCGTTCTTACCATTTATTCCGTTGCGGCCTGCTTTACCAATACCACCGTCACGACCATTAACACCGTCTACACCGTCACGACCAATTAAACCGTCTAAACCGTCCTTACCGTTTACACCGTCAACACCGTCCTTTCCATCAAGGCCGCGCAACGTTTCCAAATCTAAACCACGCAGCGCAATTGCTGTTAGTGGTATGACTTGAACTTTATTCAATTTTAACTGGTTCATAACCTTCTTCAGTTCTAATTAAGTAAACGTTATCAATTGTTTTTACAATGTCGCCAACGGCAACCGCATCATCGTCTGGTGGGTCTTCGCCCTCCATGTTCGGGTCTGGTTCAACTGGTACGACTTCAATTCCAAGTTCTTCAAACAACTTTTTCTCTTCTGCAATTTTCTTAAACACTTCAGTCGGGTTACCACCACGACGTGTGATAACATCTGAACGTGATACAAGGTTCGCTTCTAACTCCGCTGTAATCGCATCCATTTCTTTCTTAGGATCAATCCATGTTAATGGTGGGCGGGTATGTGTACAGTCATAAACTGTTGTTAGATCAACACCGTCTTTAAATTCATCTAGCTCACCGGATAAAAGTGCGGCGTCTACAAAACGTTCCCAAACAGGTTGTGCCAAACGGCCTTTGATATAACCCCATAGGATTCCATACACCGCATACTGTTCCACTAATTCTTGGCGCTGTGCAGAATAAGTGCCATCATAGTTTTTAGATATACTTGAGTAACTTGTTTGTGAACCAGCAGCCGCACCACGTAATTGTGCATCACGGAAAGGAATTAATTCGTTGTTCGGACGTGTTGTGTCAATCGTACCAATTTCTTCGCCAACACCCATGTTGAAGATCATACCGGGAGAAAATTCCATCTCACGTTCGTCTTCACCGCTTGCTGGTGCAACGTACATGTCCGGCGAACCTTTCTTAATGTATCCGGCCATCGCTGCCGCAACACGTGTAGCAACCCGTTCGTTCTCGTCGATTTCTTTTAAGTCATCAAAACGATTAAGAACGGAAGCGAAAATACTAACACCACGCGTCTGACGAATTCTGTCCATCATTTTAAGATGAACCATATTCTTAGCCGGGATACGTTTCGTATCTTTGATATCAGTTATATAAGACGAGTCGGGGTTATTTTTATAAACGTAATAACCAGAAGTACGACCCCACGTATTTTTCTGGATACCTTGTGCAACACCTTTCTTTTCATCTTCTAAATCGTTTGGTACGTAATCCGCTTCAATCATTTCAATAGAGAACGGAACAATTGTGTTATGTTTTAAACTTCGGACGTTACCGCTTATGAACTGGGTTAGTACTTCGCCGTCACGGAATAAAGAACGTGCTAACATGCGTTGAGCTGAGTAATAATCAAAGTCACCCGTTACTTCTGGGTCTTTAATCCAATCGTCCCATAGGTTCATCAACGCGTTGTTAAATTCTGTACTTAACTCACCCGTTGCATCTTTTGCGGCTGCTATCGGTTTAATACCGTCGCCAACAGTATTCGCAACAAGCACATTAAGAACACCACGCCCAATATCATAATTCTGCTCAAAGTGCCGAGCTTGGTCACGCAGGCTTTCAAGTGCCGGTTTTGTAACAGCATCCGGATCGCTTGAATTAAGTTTCTGTTTATGCAGACGATTAACCGTTGCGGCTTCATAAAAGTTATTGATTTGTTGACGGACTTGCATACGTTTAATTGCATAACGTGGTGCCACCGATGCAATTGCTTTGTCTAACCATTTCATTATGTAAACCTCGCAAGGGAAACATTCATGCCAGACTTACCGTTCGCCACACGTTGAAGTTGTGACTCAACACTAGACCAGTATTGGATCTTAGTTGTGATCTCGGTTGCATTGGCGCGAGTTAATGTTCGGCCGTTGATTGTGTAGGATTGACCAGTTGCAGTTGACGCATCAGCATCAATCCATAATTGAAGTTGTGCTGTTGCTTGTGCTAATGATATGGCCATTGTTATCTCCTGTTCATCCACGAACCGTTTTTAGGGCGGTTCATGAAACTAGACTTCTGCTTACCCGTTTTCTGTGCCGGTGGTGGTGTAGCACGATTCGGTGTTGTGGCAACAACCACTGGCATATTCAAGTCCGGATTTAACATTGCAAGTGCTGCATAGTTGTAAGCTCGGATATCACACGCTTCGTTTCTTGCCCGCATCTTTTCCCATTCACGACGTGGGAAACCTTTTACAAATTTCGTAACCAACTTCTCTGCTGTTAACTGGTTGAAGTATTCTTCGTCGTACTTCATTGGGAAGTGGCTATAACCTTCGCCGACTTCAACCTGTTGCAATGAACCCATCGTTGTCGCCTTGGCGGTGTCCACTCCCACGATTATCACTTTGCGTTTATGCGGATAACCAATCGCGTCCCGTGGGTTTGCAATTGCTCTGCCTTCGCCGGCCATACCTTTAATTGCGTAGAACCGTGGTATCGGACGGGTCTTACAGTAATTATATACCACTTGTGTGTGATGTCCACCTGAGTCTATACAACCACACGAAATACGTAGCGGTACGTCCTCTTCGTTGAAATAAACGCTTTGTAACACCCCTGTCAATTCATCCCAGACCTCGTGATGGTTTGGGTCACCTAATAAGATATCGTATTTCAAAGCCCAGTTCTCCATTCCCACACCCCAACCAACAATTTCATATTCGAGGCGGTCGCCCTGTACGTCGACGGCAATGGTTAAAACTTTTACTTCAACAGGTGCAACATCATAATCTTCCCGGCGTTGGTAAAGTACGTGCGGGTCGGTTGTTGTACCTTCGTCGATCCACGACTCACCGAGTGTTGTGTTAACCCACGTCTTTAATGTTTCGGGATTCTTTTTGGCTAATAAGAATTCATCGACGATTTCCTGCCATGTACGCCAAGACGAGTACAGTTCGTTAATATGAAAACCAACAATACCGTTCTTAGGATGTACCCCTGCTTTATATTCTTTTTCTTTTGTGATTGGGTCTTCGTTAATTACATGACGCCACTCACCCTGTGATACCATTACTTGCTTGTCTTTTTCTTCAATGACGCACCCATGTACATCACACGCATAGAAAGCCGCTTTATCATCCGCCCACTGTACATTTGACCATTTTAGAATTTGAGATTCTTTACAATGTGGACATGGGACGAAAAAGCGGCCTTGACTGGATTCCTCGTAAGCGGTTTCAATTCTACTTGCGCCGGTAACAGTTGGCGTGCTTGTTAGGATTAACTTACGCGTTGGAAAGGTTGTTGAACGTTTCTTGGCTAGGTTGACTGGGTCACCTTCAGTACCTGCTGAAACTGGGTATCTGTCTACCTCGTCGCATAACACATCTCGTATTGGACGTGATGCTAATGACGCAGGTGAGTTGGCACCGGCCATTGTAATATGACCGCCGGGAAAAGTTTTATGCAGAATTGTATTACCGCTGTCACGTGTACGTGGGTCACTAACTTTATCTAGTAACGCAGGTGTGTCACGTAGCATTGGTGCGAGCCTATCTTTCGACCAAGCGTCCGCCATGTCTAACGTTGGTTGCAAAAGTAAAACAGGACCGGGATTCTGATCTATGATGTAACCGACTATGTTATTAATAATTTCGGTTGCACCAACCTGTGCTGATTTCATTACAACAAGCGTGTGGACACTTCTTACATTGTAAGCGTCCATTATACCTTTTTGAAACGGTGCTCGACTTGTTCGCCACTGTCCGGGTTCTGCAGATGACTCGGCACTTAGTTTCCGAAACGTATCAGCCCACGTGCTCACTGTTAGTAGTGGAGGCGGCTTCAGTATTAATCGGGCTTTCTTGTCGCATTGCTTTATACTCATCTGGCATTCCATCCCCTGACAACTCTATCAGGGCTTCGTTTAAAAACTGTGAAAGGGATTCTTCTACTTCTGGGATACTACTAGCCGCTAACGCAACCATCGCCGCACGTTGTGGTATCGCTAAAATTTTTGCCCGGAAAGCTAAGAATAAATTCTGCCAATGCTTTGTCACATCGTCCGCTGGAATCATCTCGCCTTTCATCTTTGCCAACTCTAAGTCCTTCATGTCGGCAGACGATTTTGCTAGGCGTGACTTCTGTTTTTGTATGTCTGGTATGTTCCCACCAACGTCCAATGCTTTATCAATACGGTACTTAATAACTTCGCGTATGTCGTAATAGGTACGGTTACCACTGGCTCCCGGCTTTCGGACTGGGTTCAAATCCCATGCGCCAACCGCTTGTGTTGAAACACTAAAAGCAGCGGCAAGGTCTTTGCGGTTGAATAAGAAATCTGTTTCATGCTTCATACGGTTTAATCCTTTGGCCAACTTAAAGTGAACGAAAAAGTCCTATCACTAATTTTATCTCGCGCGCGAATTACCAGATCGGAAGAGCGTCGTGTAGGGAAAGA